GCACTATAAATTAATATAATTCGACCTAGACAAGTCGTTAAAAGGTCTATTTTTAATGCGATAAAGTACTCAAGGCCAAGAGAATAAAAATGCCAACTACATACTGGTACCGGCCAGAATAAAAAGGAGAGTAGATAATATGAAGTGGTTAGAAGAAATATTGAAAGATGTTGAGGGTAAGGATGACATCATAAAAAATATCAAAAAGGGTATAGGTGAAAACTTTGTATCCAAGGCAGATTTCAATACAAAAAATGAGGCGGTTAAGACCCTAGAAAAACAAGTAAATGAGAGAGACGAACAGCTAGAAGCGCTTAAAAACTCTAAGGAAGATACGGAGACTCTAAAGGCTACGATTGAATCCTTACAGAAAGAGAATAAGACTAATGCAGAACAGTACCAGGCAGATTTAAAGGCTATGACTTTGGATACTGCTATAAAACTTGCCATAGCAGGTAAGGTACATGATGAAAACTTGGTTACAGGGCTGTTTAATAAAGAGGCTTTAATCGTTGGTGAAGATGGTAATATCATAGGCTTGGATGAGCAGTTAAAGGGCCTACAAAAGGACAAGGGCTTTTTATTTAAAGAGGCTGGAGACCCAGACGGCTCTAATGCTGATGGTATAGACTTCAAGTTTGGGGCAGGTAAGAACGAACCTAAGCTGACTGAGCAGGCTTTAAATGAGGCTTTCGGCCTACCGTCTGAGAAGTAGAGAGGAGAATTAAACAATGAGTTACAATTATGCGGAAAGATTTGAAAGACAGATTGAGAATAAATACATGCACGGGCTAACAAGTGCTGATATGGCGGCGAATAAAAAGTATAAGTTTATCGACGCACAGACAATTAAGATTCCAACAATAGCTCTATCAGGCTATAAGGACCATAAGAGAAATGGTGACGTGAATATGGGTACAATCACTAATGACTGGACACCTTATAAGCTGACTCATGATAGAGACATAGAATTCTATGTTGATGAGATGGATGTAGACGAAACTAACCAGGTGCTAAGTGCCGGAAATATAACATCAGCTTTCATGGAAGACCAGGCTATTCCTGAAACAGATGCCTACAGGTATTCTAAGCTATATGCAGACGCTAAGACGCATGGCGCTAAGATAGATAATACTGTACTTACAGTCAACAACATCCTAGAAGTGTTTGACAAGGCAATGGAGTATATGGATGAAGCAGGCGTACCATCTGAGGGTAGAAAGATGAAGGTAACACCAGCAGTATACAGGATGCTTAAAAATGCCGAAAAGATTCAGAGAACACTAGAGGTTACTGGTGATGCAAATATTAACAGGAATGTCAGAAGTTTAGATGAAGTATCCATCGAAAAAGTGCCATCTGATAGATTTAAGACTGTTTATGATTTTGCTGATGGATTTAAACCAGGTGGGTCAGCTAAGCAAATGCATATGATGATTTATCATACATCAGCAATAATCGCACCAATTAAGGTTCAGGATGTGTATTTGTGGCCTAAGGGGTCTACACCTCGTGCTGCTTTCGGTTGGTTATATCAGAATAGGTCATTCCAGGATCTATTTTTAATCAAGCAGAAAAAAGAAGGGCTGTATATAGTATCTGAAGCAGAATAAGGGGGTAAATCATGTACGCAGTAAAGGGAAATAGAGAATATAAAATTGATGAAGTTGAAAAGGATACCTATATAGCTAATGGGTATTCGATTTATTCTGATGAATTAGAGCTTGTGGAAGCTCCAGGAGACAGTGTATCAGAGGTAGAAAAGCTTAAGGCTGAAAATAAGAAGCTTAAGGCTGAAAATACAAAGCTAAAGAATAAGCTAAAAGGCACACCGGGTCAGTCAGAAGATAATCAAGAATCAGAGGGGCAGTAATTTTTATTGCCCCCCTTTATTTTAAGGTAGGTGATAAAGATGTATGCCACAATAGATGATTACGTTAGATTAGGATATGAGGAATTAGATGATAAAACAGAAGTTTACCTGGAAAGGGCATCTAGACAGGTCAACATAATATGTTTTGGTCGTATAAATGGCTATGGATTTAGCAATCTTACAGATTACCAAAAGTCACTAATTAAAGAGGCTGTGTGCGCACATGCAAAATTCTTGTGTGATTACAAAGACTATTTAGATATGCCACTTAATAGTTTTTCGATATCAAAAACATCAATGAATTTTGGCGATATTGGGGTCAGCATTAGTGGTATTAGAACTTCAAAAGAAGTCGTGGAATACCTGAGAGGGACAGGCTTGACCTGTAGGGTGCTAAGATGATAGGAAAATTTCCAAAACCGCCTAGCATTATGATGAATACCGATATTGAGATAATACAAGAAATAGATGGTGAGGATGGCGTCACAGAGGATTTAGTGTATAAGGGTAAGTGTTACTATGAAGAATCTATAAGACGCGTTCTAGACGAAAATAGACAGATTATAGAACTATCAGGGATTGCCATTGTATACACCAACTTAGTCTTTAACAAGGCCTTCACCAGAATTGATGGAAAGACCAGGACTATCTACAGAACATCTAGACCAAGAAATCCTGATGGCTCTGTTTATTCAACTGAAATGGAGTTGATTTAATGACTAAGGTAAAAGTAGAAATAACCCTAAATCAAGAGGTTATAGATAAGATTAAATCAGCAGCAACACTCACGCTAGAAATGACTATGGATGCCTTAGCTACTGAAATAGAGAGTAAACAGGTAGTGCCATTTAGAGATGGTATATTAAAAGACTCTGAACATCATGGAGTAGTAGACAACGAGGGTTACATATCATGGGATACCCCTTATGCTAGACGATTATATTACCACCCTGAATATAATTTTAGTAAGGATAAGCATATCAATGCCAGGGGCCTATGGTGTGACTACTGGCAATATGGGGATGGTAGAAAATGGCTGGCTAATACAGTGGGGATCTTCTTGAAAATGAATTCAGGGGGTGTGATTAAGTGATAACAGCTTCTAATGTAAAAGATTATCTAAAAAGTAAGATAGACGGTGTGGACCGTTGGTACAGTGGTTCCCTAAGAAGCAATGATGTAAAAGGTATTTGTGTGTATTCTAAACCATCTATGGGCACCAATAAGGTGTGTGTAGGTGGATTAGAAAATACAAGTACCTTTATACAAGGCTATTCAGTCTTGGTGCATTGGACGAAAAATACCATTGAGACAGAGCTAAAATCAATGGAAGTTTACAATGCTTTATGGGGGCAGAATCCAGTTATAAACGGACACCGAGTTATTAAAATCGATTTAAGAGACGCAAACCCAATAGGGTTAGGAGTTGATGACAACGGGATTTATGAATACGTAATCAACTTCGATATATTATATGAAAGGTAGGTAAAATATGCCTAAGAATAATGGACTAGCTGGAGTTTATCCAGTATACAAGATAAAATTTAAAGTCGGCGTTAAAGGAACAAAGTCACAGGCTGCCGACATGAAGATAATAAAGGACCTTGAAACATTTTCGCTATCTATTGATGGTAACGTAGAAGAGTGGACACCAATGGATACGGACGGATGGGTAAGGCGCCTTATGACAGGTAAGGGCTTTAGTATATCCCTAAACGGTAAGAGGCATGTAGGTGATGATGGTAACGACTATGTGGCTGATGTAGCATGGAAGGATGGACTTGATTGCTCTACAAAGGCAGAAATTGAGTTCCCTAACGGATCTAAGTTAGCTTTTGACGCGATAATTGACGTTAAGAATGTAGAGGGTGCAGATTCAACAAATGTTGCACCACTTGAATTTGACCTAATGAGTGATGGAAAACCACAGTTTACACCAGCACCACAGGCTTAATTAAACAGGCCTTAGCGGTCATAATTTTATAAATTATTGTATGTGAGGGTCATGGTATGTGTGGCCCTCTTTATTTTAAGATAGGAGATTTATATATGGCTAAACAATTTTATGATATATCAAGCAAGTTGACTAGGCAAAAGCCAGTAATTAAATTTGAAGAGGGTAAGGAGTTTAAAGTAAATAGTTCTCTTAAGGGGGCTATTGCTATCCAGGGAATAGCCGAGAATGAAAAAGACAATTTAAAATTGCTAAGAGAAATCGTGTCTATAGGCATAGGGGTTGAAGGTCTTGAATATGTTGAATCGCAGGATTTCACAATCCCAGACTTACAGGCTATAGTAGAGGCAATATCTAACGCAATGATGGGTCTTGATGATGAAGAGGGGGAGTCTCAGGAAAAAAAGTTAGATGGTACGATCTTGTAGAAGATTGGGACCTGATAGAGGCTTCATTTGTGACACAGTATGGTATTAGGCTTAGAGAGACAGATATGCAGTGGGATGAGTTTTGTACACTACTTAGTGGAATTATGCCAAAGACCCCACTGGGTCAAGTCGTATCCATAAGGTCAGAAGAAGATAAGGAAACATTAAAGACTTTTAATGACCACCAAAGAAAAATAAGACAAGACTGGAGAAGTAAGCAAGCCAGATTAAGGACAGAAGAAGAAAACGAATTGATGATGAAGAAACTAGAACATATGTTTGAAAAAGCATTTGGGTAGATATAGGCAGCAATAGAAAGTGAGGTGATTGGTATGTCAGATAGTGTAGGTACAGTAAAGCTTGGAGTTGAGTTAGACGCAGATATTTCTGAGTCACTTAGCAAAGTAACCGACTCAATAGCTGGGAAGATAAAGTCCATGTTTGAAACTCCTGAAGGGGCTACTAAGATGGGTGAAGCTTTTGCCAAGAGCATGGAGCAGTCCACAGCTAAGATGGATAAAATCATGGAAAAAGTCGATACTGGCATGGAACAGACGGTGACTAAAGTTGATGTGGCGCTACAGAAGATGATTGGTGGCATTAGTAAGGCTGTTGATATCCTTATGGAAAAGCTAAAAGCACTAAACACTCAGCAGATAAACCCTGGGCAAGATGTCATACCTAATATCAGTGATAAGATAAGCATACCACAACCAAGGGCACCACCGATTAAGACAAATATTAAAGCGGATATACAATATTACCAGGAACAGATAGCCCTGATTAAAGAAACAATCAACCTACAAGAATCCGCAGCGGATAGGCACATTAAGAAAATTAAAGAGTTAGAGGCCGAATATAAAAAGGCTGCAACGTCAATGAAAAGTGTTGGCGGACAGGTTAAAGAAGTATTTGACCCTAACACAGCTAGCGCCAAAAAACTAGCCGCTGAGATTTCTAAAGAAAATCAGGCAGTAGATAAGATAGGAATAAGTATTGGTAATTTAAACTCTAAACTTAGTCAGACAGAAAGACATATGCAGATGTTACAGGGTAAGGCAGATAGTGCTACTTCGGGAGTAACTAAAGCCGTATCTAAAACAAATTCACGTCTAAAAAGTATCACTAACAGAACTTTTAGGGGCATGAGGTCTGCTATGATGTTACCGTTTAAACCGACCATCAACGGCTTTAAAAGATTAGGCAGAGCCGCCCAAAACGCGGGAGAGAGAGGTAGCAAGAGTCTAGGAACATTAGATAAGTCATTTTGGAGAGTATTCAGGCGACTATTTATAATCGGCACAATATCTAAAATGCTAAGAGGACTTACTGGGTACATAGGTGATGCCTTAATGGCCAATGAAAGATATAGGGCTTCTCTAGATACAGTTAAGTTAAACCTTGCAGCTGCTTTCCAACCAATCATGGATATTATAATTCCTGCTTTGGTAAATTTGATGTCTTGGCTGGCTAAGGCAACCGGATATATGGCGGCCTTTATAGCCACTATGTTTGGAACAACTTATAAGGCTAGTGTACAGGGGGCTAAACAGCTTAATGCCCAGACGGCGGCCTATAAGGAAATGGGTAAGCAGTCACAAAAGACTGCCAATAAAGTCAAGAAGTCAGCTAAGGAAATGATAGGATCCTTGGCCGGATTTGATGAGATCAATACGATTAATTTGAAATCAGATGCTGAAGATGTTAAATCGGGAGAGAGTGACGCACCTAGTTGGGTTAATGCTGCCACTACTGAAATCGGTGATACATCTGCATTTGATAAATTTAAGAAGATACTGGATGGTATATTTAAGCCATTTAAGGAGTCTTGGGCAAATGAGGGCCAAAATACAGTAAATGCCTTTAAATATGCCATGGGTGAAATCTCTGAACTTGCAAAATCAGTAGGTAGGTCTTTGTATGAAGTGTGGACCAATGGCACTGGAACCCAAATGTTAGATTCCATACAGCGCCTATTACAGAGCATATTACTACTAATAGGCGATATAGCCAAGTCGTTTAGGTTAGCATGGGATGACGAGGGCAGAGGTACACAAATTATCCAAAATATAGCTGATGGAATAATTAATATCATTCAGCTATTTGGAAGTATAACTAACAGTATACGAGAGGTGTGGGGGACTGTTGGTGATGAAATAGCCGTTAATTGCCTTGATATCCTGGGTAATGTAACACATCTGTTTTCACAAATACCAAAGACTTTTAAAGAGTCTTGGGAAAAGAACCAGATAGGTACAGAATTCCTACAGCATATAGGAGATGGATTTAATAACATACTCGGCTTAATAAATGATGTAACTGGGTCTTTAGATGGTCTATGGGCTAAGTTTGGGCCGTCTATTACTGATACGGTCATGCAGTGCCTAAATGCTACATCTGGGCTGTTTGAGTCTATGACAATAGGCTTTAGAGGTGTTTGGGATAATGGTGGAAATCATCTATTTGAGTCAATAGGAAGACTTGCAACAAGACTATTTGAATTAGCTGGGCGCATATATTCTGAATTTATAGCCCCGGTAGCAGGAAAGTTTTTAGAGATTCTAGGACCTGCAATTGGTAAGGTGCTAGATATAATAGCTTCACTGTTAGATAAATTTAGTGAACTTATTGAGTGGATCCTACAGGAAGGTAATCCAGCATTCGATTTGTTATGTGGTGCACTAGCAGGTGCAGGGGCAGCCCTGTTAACATATAAGGGTTATCTACTAGCGACGAGTATTGCACAAACTGGTCTGGGAACAATTTTATCAGCAAACTTAGCTCCAGCATTGGGGTTAGTTACAAAGGCATTTGTTTTTATTTGCTCACCTATAGGAGCAGTTACATTAGCTATTGGGGCTGCGGTAGCCATAGCCGTAGCGCTATGGAAGAATTGGGATAAGATAGGTCCTGAAATTAAAAAAATATGGGAAGGTATAAAAAAGGCCTGCGTTGATATATTTACTGGCATAGGCAAGTTCATATCCGATACGTGGGATAGTATAGTTAAGGGAGTTACCGAGTTTGGCTCTAAGGTCCTAAAGGGCTTAGGCGACCTAGTAATGACCATATTAAAGGGTGCAACTGATTTTATGGCTAAATTCGTTGCTTGGTACATAAACCTTTGGGCTGAAATAATCCGACTATGCGGTGAGGGAATCTCTAAGGCACTAAAAGCTATAGTAGACTTCTTCGCTAAATTCCTAACGGCAGGATGTGACCTAGTAAGGCATATTGCCAGGGGTATAGGCAATACAATGAGTAGTGCAGTCACAGCTATGGCCAATGTCGGAAGAAGTATATTTAATGCTATAAAGAGCATTAACCTTTTCAGTATAGGTAAAAATCTAATCATAGGGCTATGGAATGGTATATCATCAGTTACTGATTGGATTTTAGATAAACTAGGTGGATTCTGCGACAGGGTAGTTGATACTGTGTGCGACTGGTTTGGTATTCATTCGCCATCAAGAGTATTTAGGGACCAGATTGGTAAGATGATTCCTAGGGGTATGGCTATTGGTATAGAAGCTGAATCCGGTAAGGTTATGGACGCTATGAAAGACTTAATGAATATCCCAGAACTTTACCAACCTGAATTATCATTTATGGGAGATACAAAACCTCAACCACCACCAGATAAGGATAACATTGTCAAAGAGATAATAGACCTTATGGGTGGAGATAACAACGCCAATCCGCAACCAAAGACCATTAATATAGTCTTAGAATTAGATGGGGAAGTAATTGGTAAGAAGTCAGTTGAGTATATAGATGATGTGCAAAAACGTACAGGAAAGCCAGTATTCACTTAGAGAGGGGGAAACTTTACATGATAAATATAAATGGATTTGATGTGACTAAGTACGCAAAGCCGTATAAGGTATCACTACAAGACCTAGATTCAGACTCCTCTGTCAGAAATGTAAAGGGTGAAATGATGAGGGATAGAATTGCGGTTAAACGAAAGATTGAACTTGAGTTTGGCCCTTTGCAAAGTGATGATATAAGGGCAATCTTGGGGGCTATTACCGGGGTATTTTTTAATGTCTCATTTATAGACCCCCTAGAGGGTCAAATGACCAGACAGATGTACTGTGGTGATAGAAGCGTGGCTTTATACAACAGTAATACAGAACTTTGGACTGACCTTAAGTTTAACTTGATAGAAAGGTAGGTGATGCGCATGGAGAGTAAGATTATCAAAGAAGCTTTTTCAAAACCAGCAAGGGAGCTTAGGGCAAAAGTGACAATCGGAGATAAAGTATTTACTGATGAACACTTAGAAAGCATAAGAGCCGTAACTGGTCTGTCAGAGAGTAATGATTTTGAAGTAGGAACTGCCTTCATGGCATCAGCTACTATAAAACTAGTAGATAAATACGAAAATTTCAGAGAATCAAACTTTAAGGATAAACTGGCAAAAGTAGAGATTGGGGTTAAAACACCCCAGGACTTTGACTTTACGTCAATAGGTGAGTTTATTGTGGACTCAGTAGGTAGTAATATGAAAAGTTGGGAGTTAAAGTGTTACGACAGGATGCATAAGTTTAATGTTAAGTATGATTGCAAATTAACTTTCCCAACATCCCTTAAAAATATAGTGTTAGATATATGTAACATCTGCAGCGTTGAACCGTCAGACAACATCAAAAACTCTGCTCTACTTGATAGAAGTATTAAATTTAAGCCTAATTTTTATGATATGACCGCAAGGGAAGTTTTAGCCCAGGTAGCTGAGTTAATATGTGCGTGGGCTTATATAGACGTTGATTCTCAGAAACTGGATATAAGCAGCTATGCTGTAGATGATGAAATTAAGATAAATGATGACAACTTAATTTCATTTAAAGAGTATAAGAACACAAGTAATTCTGACTGTAAAATTCTTTTGGATAGTGTCAAGATAATCCAAAATGGGGCTGATGATGCAGACTACAACCCCGGCAGCTCCATGAAATATCATATCGTGGATAACATGTTTATCCAGGGTAATGGGGCTGACTACATTGATAATGCTAAGAAATCTTTTAAATTCAATGAACTATCAGCCCTTTCCATAAAATACAACGGAAATCCAGGACTGAGACCGGCCAGATGTGTTAAGGTAATTAGGGCAGGTAAGGAATATAACTTCCTTCCGTTAGTTCGTAAGCTTACCTATAACGGTGGTTTAGTTGAGGATTGTGAGTGTAAGCAGATTAACTATGATCCAGCTAATCGCAGAAAAGAGATTGTCAGACATGTGGAGAAGATAAACGCCCTACTAAAAGTTATGGATGATAAGATTCAGTCTAAGGTGGGGACAGAAGATTTTCAAACACTAGTTGAACAGACAAAAGAAGAGATAAAATTACTTGCCAAAAACATTACTTTAGAAGGGTATGTTAAGTTCGAGGATCTAAAAAAACAAAATAAATCAACTGTTATCCACGGTGGTAACATTACTACTGGGGTGATCCAGTCAAAAGATGGTGGATTTGGTATTGATTTAGACAATAAGACTTTTTTCTTAGGGCGTGATTTAGAACATTATGCCCTACTTTTTGATGGTGAAAAACTGAATTTTGGAACTGGTGGGATTAAATCAGACCAGTTTTCAGAGGGACTAAAACAGGAGTTAAAAGGTCAGGATGGCCAGTCACAATACGTCCACACCAGGTACTCAGATAGTGGTGGAGATGTAGGGGCTATGCATGTAAATGCGGTGAATGACTCAGGAGAACCATACAAATATATAGGATTTGCCATAACTAACTCTAGTGGTGCACCAGCCTTAAAGTCTGCGTATAAGTGGACTAAGTATGTTGGTGAAGATGGTGCCAATGGAACACCTGGAAAACCAGGAGCGGATGGAAAGACGCCATATTTTCATGTGGCGTGGGCAGATAGTTCAGATGGGTCCGTTGGATTTACAACTCATGGTGGCACAGATAAGAAATATATGGGGACTTACACTGATTTCACATTAAGAGATAGCGAAAATTATAGCGATTATACCTGGGTTCGTGTAAAAGGTAATGATGGAGAGTCTTTTAGATTTAACCTACTATCTAATGGTGATTTTCATGAGGATTTCACTGAAAGAGGACCTGGATATTATAGCATACCAGATGTGTGGCAGGTCCGAAAGAAGGAAGAACTAGATCGTGTCAAGATTCGATCTACTGACGGGCAAAATGTATTAACTGTAGATGCATCTGGCAGCAATACAGTTCTCATAAATCAAATCGTTAAGCTGAAGAAAAACACTAAATACTATATGAAGATTATGGCCGCATCTAGGAATATGTGGGTGTATTACTTTGGGTCAACATATGATGACATAGTATTTATTAAAGAAGCCAATGACACAGACTTTAAAATACACAGTGGAGAGTTCACCACAGAAGCTGATACAAATTTACACGGAATACAGCTAGACTGTAGGTCTCTTAGTAAAATTAAGTGGATTATTTTATCTGAAGAACCAATAAACTCAGATAAATGGTATCCTTCACAAAAAGACTTGCAAGGCAAAGATGGCAAAGACGGAAGTTTTGAAGACCTGCCGCCTGCACTAAAAGCATGGAATGGTAATGCTACTGAGATATCAGGAAAGTACGTATTTACGCCTGAGTTATTTGTGGGTAATGGTTCTTATGAAAATAAGACTGGTATTTACATCGGGAAAAATATAAGGGCTAAGTATCACGGTAACTGGCAAGAGATATCAGGAATGGTTGGCATGGAAAACGGAGAAGTGAATTGGATGTTCACACACTCTGGTAATCTTATGATTGGTAGAAAATTTGGCGAAACTATTCAGCTAGGTGCTGATGGTAGAGCTATAATTCCTATGATAAAGACAAACATGATTGAAGCCGGTGCAATTACAGCAGATAAGATTGAAGCCGGTGCAATTACTGCCGAGAAGATAAGGTCAGGTGAGATTACAACCGACTTCTTATATCCTGGTACAAGCGAAAGAATTATTCTAGAGCGTGGATATTCTCCCGGATCCAATGACTGTAAGTCAATTGACGCTAACGGTAGTGCTATTAGACTAAAAGTCAATGCTGGGACATATATAGCTATGAGGTCTTCCGGTAGCGTAGGTATATATTCTGGAGGAAGTTTGTTTTTTAATTTTAGCCCTGATGAAAATTGGATATATGACGCCCCTAATAAATACGCTACTGGAACTGGAGTGTTGAATTTATTTGACGCACATGTAGTGATGGGTTGGCTTGAATATTACGTGTATACAGTAAAATCCGACAAGCGAGTTAAGGATAATATTGAGTATATTAAGAATAACGATAGTGATATTAATAGAAATAATATATTTGATTTTGTCAAAAGCGTTGACCTTGCAACTTACCAATATAAGAAAATAGGTGGGAATAATTTATCTATGATTGCCCAGGATGTTTTAAAATTTAGATATATTAAGGATTACCTAATCGCAAAAGATTCAAATGGGCTACTATCAATCAATATGGGTAATTACACATCTATGCTTCATGCTGCCTTACAAGAGGAAATTAAAAAGCGTGAGACTCTGGAAGACAGGGTTGGTAAGCTAGAAGAAGAATTAGCCGAAATTAAGAAATTACTTAAAGAAAGGGGGATAGGGTAATGCTACAAAGTCTAAGAAGAATAAATTTATATAAAACTGCTACCATAGACAGAGCTTTTAAAACACATGCTGGTGAAACTGCAAGAGGCATAAGACTAATTGCTAAAGATATGGATTTAGAAAACTTAAGCTTTAAACACTATATAGAAATTAAAGGCAAGCTTTTTGAAAATGAAACCCTTGAAGTTGACTTAAAAAATAGATATATTGACGTCTATTTTCCACCACTTGAAGTAGGAAGTTATCCATCAGAATTACTAATATATGATGGTGAAAAACTTCTTAAGTCAGGAACTTTCATAATTGAAGTAGATAAGTCAATTATAGCAGGAGAAGCTGAATCTTTAAAAAAAAAGCTAAAGGAAATTGATGTTGAAAAGCTGTTGTTTGAAATTGACAAAAGGCTTGATATTCTCAAGAAATTTGACGACTTAACAGGCGATATCGTCCTTGATAAAAACTACAAGCATACTCAAATACAGGCCAGTAAGACCTGGAATATCAAGCACAACTTAAAAAAAATACCGTCCGTCACTATTGTAGATAGTGGGGGAAACGAAGTGATAGGAGATGTTAAGCACTTATCTGAAAATGAACTAACTATATCTTTTAGTTATGAGTTTTCCGGAAGTGCTATTTTAAATTAATAAATTTTGAAAGGTGGTAAAATATGAATTTGCTAACAAACTTAAGGGTAAACCAAAACCAACTACTAGAAGCAGTGCTTCACTCAGTGGCAGTAGAGCCAACCCAGGCCGTAGCTGGACAGGTCTACTATAATACCAAGGACAAGAGGGCCTATGTTTACACGGGGGCTGTGTGGATGGCTATGGATGCCAAAGACGCATCACCTACAGCGGTCAGCATAGTTAATACCATTAATGATGGTGACAAGCTGATTAATATAGATAAGATTAAGGACTTAGTAACTAAGCTTAGTGCTGCCAATATAGTAGCCACTATCAATGATGGTACTGAAAATATCCATGCTGAAAGAATCAATGGACTAGCTAATGCTCTTGACGGTGCTAATATCGTATCTAAGATTAATGATGGAACTTCAAAAATTAACATCAATAAGATAGATGGCTTGGAAGAAAAGCTAAAAATAGATACTATCATAGAGGCCCTGATAGCTAGTGATAAGACTATCCCTACAAATAAGATTACAGGCTTAGACATTGCCCTAGCTGGTAAAGTTACAGACCAAGAAGCACAAAATAAGGCAAATACTGCTCTACAGCAGGCTAAAACATTTGCTACATCAGAGATTACCAGGATAATTGGCGGTGCAAGTGAAGCGTATGATACGCTTAAAGAAATTGAGGAAAAGTTAAAGAGCAGCGATAATGCTAGAGATCTTATAAATAATGCCGTGAAGGGCAAAGCTGGCAAGGTGGCTAAAGATATAGGAGATGGAACAGCTACAGAATTTACTATATCTCACAATCTTAATACCCAGGATGTAGTTATTACAGTTAGAGAGAACAATGCACCTTTTACCCAGGTAATTACAGATGTTGAAGTTACAGACGCTAATAACATCAAGGTGAAGTTTGCAAAGGCACCGGCACAAAACGAATACAGGGTAATTATAGTAGGATAAGGAGAGCAGCAATGAAGGTATTAGGATTAATTGAACAAGATTTAGATATAGTGTCCAAGGAATATGTAGATAAAAAATTGAAAGAAATAAACAAATCAGGGGCAGAAGCTCCAGACGCCCCAGAAGGATACGTAAGACTTGATATTCCCACTCTATTGATAGCACTTCCTTCAGAATCAGCACCAGAGTATCAGACTGTGGGAGTTGACCATCTTACATTAATTGGAATGTTTATATCTCAATCAATAGATGGAAGTGGGAAGGGAGTATTTGAAAAATACGGCATATCAGGTCTCACTCAAGAAAAACTGGAAGAGATTGTGGAAAAAGATTCTGTGGTATATGTTTCTAAAAGCCAATTTAAAGGTGGGTTGGAAGTGCTAGGATATATGAGGTTAGATAACGTAGGATTTGAAAGCTATATAAAAGTTGACATACCTACATTATATATGTTGTCCAGGTTAATAAACAGCACTCTACCTAAAAATGCAACAGTAACACCAACCCCAGATGAATGGGTTTTGGTAACGCTAGGTATGTGTGTAGACAAGAATATGAAAGAAATTAAAACAGAAGGGAAAACTGTTTTAGAACTTGCAAATACTGTTCGTGAGGTATATATTCCTAAGAATATTTTTGACGAAGTAATCACGTCAGCAATAACTGATGATTTTACACCTATAGGCAAGAAAAAGGGATATGAGTTGATGAAAACTCACTATGCTATATATTTATTCTCTTTGGCTCACAGGATAAAAAATAGTAGATTAGGACAAAATCAACAATTCTTTAAACTTATGAAAGACGGATATAGCGTCAATGAATATGATGAAAGAAAAACTTTAGTTAATGACTTAGGTTTTACATATGACGAGTCTGCTCCAGAGTCAAGCTATGATATAGATGCTCTAAGCAACTTTACCAACAAACACCCAGAAATATATGTGCCTACTGAATTTACCGATTATGTCAAGGGTACTGCTGAAGGGACTATGGGATTGTTTGGGGCAATAACAAATATGATGGGATACTACGAAGCTCACAAAGATGACCCTAAGATAAAGATTGTAACTCCAAATGAATACAAGATAAATAGTAAAGACCCTAATACTCTGTATATCGTGAAGGAGAGTTAGTATGATTCAAGACACTAAAGATATTAAAATAGGAGAAAAACAAGTCATTGAGGTCTATCTAGGTAGAGAACTTGTCTGGAAACTAGGTGGGGTCGATAGAGAGTGTTCAGGGGTCATATATACTAGTAATTCACTTGACAGGGCTTATGGTGATGGGCGTAGAGCATTTGATATGATTGAAAAGGTGGTTCTTAAGGATAAAGGTCAGGGTAATTTTGATATAGATATTTACACCAAACCCTATGTCCAGAATAAGTACAATATATTTTATATAGAGGCTATTAAGCCTGTATTTGGAAACATTGAAGCTGTATCATACGAAAGGCAAAAGCTTATAAACGCAAAATTTAGTTTTAAAGATGTTGGCTTTACTTCTCACGCTGACATTAAGGAGTTAAAAAATGTACTATACACTGCATTCTATATATCAGATGCTGTAACAGATGAAGAACGCAGGAAGTACCAAAAGAGAACAAGCTCTAGGGAAAGTATGAGGTTTCTAGGAGTTGGAGATAAAAAATAAAAAATAAACAATAGATAAAGGAGAGCAAACAAAAATGACAGCAACATATGTATTTGATTTTTTTAGGACTTGTACAAGCACACAGGAGTGTAGAGTTCTTTTTGTATTGGCATTAATCGCCATTGCCATGGTAGTGGATTTTATCACAGGCACAATAGCAGCCTTTATAAATCCGAATATTGATTTTAAATCGAAAGCAGGAATTAATGGGATTTTAAGGAAGATAGCCAGCATGATAGTTTTGATAGTATTCCTTCCAATCAGCACATTACTGCCCAATGGGACAGACATGGCATTAATATATACACTATATCTAGGATATTTATTCTTTGAAGTTAAATCTATAATAGAGAACTTAGGTAAAAATGGCACAGATACAACTTTGTTTAAGGATATACTAGGTAAGATGTCAGGCAGTAATTTTGGCAAGTCAGAAGACAAATAAATTTTAATCTAGTGGGTGGTCTATGCGGCCACCCTTTTAATTTTAAGAAAGTGAGGTAAAGGGAATGAAGATATTTTTAAGTGTAGGTCACTCTATTTTAAAAGGTGGGAGTTGCACCTCAGCAAGCGGATATACCCACGAATATAGGTATAACAAGGAACTTGCCCCATATATTAAGAGGGTGTTGGAGTCGCTAGGGCATAAGTGTGACGTGATAGTTTGCCCTGAAGGAGTATTCCCAAGTAAAAGAAGTGAGTATAGCTATAAAATTCCAATAGCAAATTCAGGTAAGTATGATCTTGTTTGCGAACTTCATTTAAATGCTGCAGATGGTGCAGGACATGGTGTAGAAGTTTTCCACTATCCAGGAGATAAAAAGGGCTATAGCATAGCCAATCAGATATGTAAGAATATCAGTAGCTTAGGTTTTACCAATCGCGGTACAAAAACTGGCCAATTGTATATGATTAATGATACTAAGCCAACGGCTGTACTTGTGGAATCTTTCTTCTGTGATAATAAAGAGGACTCAGACCAGGCTAAGAAAATAGGCTTTAAGAACATGG